TTAAGAGATTCAGATTTTAATCTAGTATCTGGGATGAGTAGAGCTATAGAAAGTGGAAACTTTAACGAACAAGAAAAACAAGACTATGCTTATTTAAGACGTGAGTTTGATAATGCTGACTTAGGAAGTCTTAAACAATTTGCTGGTTTAGTAAAAGATGCTGGTATTGATATAATTTCAGACCCTACAGTTATAGTAGCTTCTTTAGCTGCTCCTTTTACAGGAGGTACTTCTTTAGCTGTTAGACAAGGTATTGCAAGTACTGGATTAAAAGCTGCTAAAAATTTTATAGGACCACCAGTACCTACAAGTGTAATATCAGGAGCTTTGAAAAAAGAAGGTAAACAAAGTGTTAAAAAAGCTGCTTTGGTTGCTGGAGCAGAAGTTGGAGCTTGGATGGGTTTAGATAATCATTTTAGACAAACTACAGAACTTAATACAGACTTAAGAAAATTATATTCTAAACCAGAATTAGTTGGTTCAGTTGCTCTAGGAACATTAACAGGTGGTTTAGTTGGTGGTGGTATTCAAAAAGCTAATTTATTCTATAGTAAAATGAATAGACTTTATTCTGATGATAGTTATATAAGTACAAAAGAAGGAAGTTTTGCAGATAAAGTTTATAAAGTTTTAGAGTTTGGAGATAAAGTTAAATCAATGACTATTGGTTCTGCCACTTCTATCTTAGATACTAAAGCAAAGTTTGCTCCTTCTGCTAGAGAATTAGGTAATCTTGTTAGAGAAGATTTTAGTAAAGGATTCGGAACTATATACAGAAAAAAAGCTGAACTAAGTCATGGAGAACAACTTGATAATTTAAGAAGTGAGTATCATGCTTTATTTGATGAAGCTACAGCACCTATTAGAAAAACTGGGACTTTAAATGAAAGTGATGAATTAGCTGTTATTAAAATATTAAGAGGTGATGACCCTAAACAATATAGTGAAGAAATACAGTCTGTTGCTTTAGATTTAAGAGCATTGTATAATAGAGTTTTTGATGATGCTATTGATGCTGGTCTTATTAAAGAAGATAGAAGATTACAAAATTATTTTACTAGAAGTTGGAACAGACAAGCTATTGAAGATAATAGACCTGAATTTGTTCAAAAATTAGTAGACGAAAAAATTGTTAAAAATGATATTGAAGCTGAAACATTAGTTGATAATATGTTAGATAAAAAGAATGAGTTATTTTCATCTCATTCTATTTTGTTAACACAGGCAAGAACATTTAAAGATTTAAATGATAATGCATTTGAAAAGTTTTTAAACAATGATTTAAATTCTATGATAACTTATTATATGAATGCTGCTAATACAATTCAACATAAAAAAAGTTTTTTACTACCAGGATTTTCTAGAAAAACTAATGAACAACAATTTAATGAAAGATGGATAATACCTATAAATCAAGAGTTAAAAAAAACTAGAGGTAAAAATAGAGGACTTTCTAAAAACGATAGAAAAAATATAAGAAACTTATATAGGTCAGTAACTGGTCAAGTTGATTATTTTGATAGTGGGCTTATGCAAGGTGCTTATGATGCAACTAAATTAGCTAATGCTATGGCATATCTTCCACTTGCTACTGTTTCTTCATTAACAGAAGCTATGATACCTTTAACAAAAACTGGTGGTTCTGTTACAGGTCCAGTTAAAGATGCATTAAAAAGTGTTCGAGAAGGACATAAAATTTTTGTTCAGGATATACCTATATTATTAAAACAAAAATATAAAATGCCGGATTCTACAATTCAAAAAGAAATGCAACAAGTATTTTTAGCAATGGATGAAGCTTTTGCTGAAACTACTAATAGATTGACTGGTGAAGGATTACAAAACGAATTTCTAAAAAAAGTAGGTAGAGGATTTTTTAGATATAACATGTTAATACCTTGGACTAAATCAGTTCAATTAGCTTCTTTTAACATAGGTAAAGGTTTAATAAAAGAAAACTTAGAAGCTTTAAATAAATTATCAAAAGAAGGTATTGATGTTATAAATGAAGTAGGTACAAGAGAGTTAACTAGAAGTGAAATTAGAAATATTCAAAAATTAAAAAATGAACTTTTTGGATTAGGAATTGATATTAATGATGGTTTAAGATGGTTAAATGATGGAGCAAAAACATCCTTTAGTCCTGCTAGAAAAGAAGGAGTGTTAACAGGTGAAATAGAATATGCTGATAAATTTTATAAATCTGTTATTCAAGGTGCTGGTAGATTTGTAAATGAAGTAATAATGCCAGTAGGTAGAGATAGAGCTAGAATACCTACTTTTATGACTAGTCCTAAAGTAGATATACTTTTTCAGTTTTTAAGATACCCTACAGTTTTTAGTAATACAGTATTAAAAAATTATATAAATTCTGTAATAGTTAATCCTAAAGTTAATGCTCCAAAACTAGGTGCTTTTGCTTTTATGGCTACTAATTTAGCACTTGCTACAAATTATTGGAGGTCTAACGAAGAAAATAGAGATAGGATAGTAGAACAAGGATTTGAAAGAGAGGATGTTGTTAGAGCTTTTCAAAGAGTAGGATTATTAGGTCCATTAGAATATGGATATAGATATGGAGATTCTCTAGAATATAATAAAAATCCTTACTTAGCTGCTGCAGGTTTAGGAGGTCCTACAATGTCTGATATTACAAATTTATTATTAGGAAGATATGGATTAACAGAAACATTAGCTAGAAAAACTCCTTTAATAGGTACTAAATCAATGATGAATAAATATTTTGGTGCTAATATATATGACCCTATAACACAAACTGCTAGAGAAATAGACAAAGAAACATCATATTTATTTGGAATAAAAGATAGACCAAAGAATAGAAGATATAATAGAACATATAATGAAACTTATAGAAGAGAATATTCAACCGGTGGTTTTATAACAGGACCAGAAGTACCCGACACTAAAGAAAACCCAGCAGATAGAGTTGACCCTTTTACAGGAGCACCCTATTCTGACCAGATGGCTAGACTTGGATTTAATAGAGGCTCTATTGTAGATATACAAAAGGTAGGTAATAAATCAGTAAGAACTTATGAAGATGGTAGCACCGAAGAAATAGAAATACCTGAAGAAATTAGAAATGAACCGGGACTTAGAATGGTAGCACCTATTGTAGAATTATTAGGTGGTGTAGGAATATTAAAAGGTGGTAAAGTAGTTAAAGAAGTAGGAGAAGAAGTTTTAGAAAAACGAGCTGTCCCTAAAATACTTTATCATGGTTCAGGTGAAAGAGGTTTAAAAGAAATAATACCTTCATATAGAAGAACTAAAACACCTAATCCAGCACTACAAAGAGGAGTGTTTACTAATCCTAGTATAGACAATGTAGTAAAATTTACAGGTGAGAAAGGTTCTGTATATGGATTAGATGTATCAGATATTTCTTCTTTTAAAAACTTGTTAAGTATTTCTAAAAATAAAGTTTTAAATGCTGATAAACCTAACAAGTCTTTATTAAAAGCTTTAGATAAAGAAATAAAAGATTTTAAAACAACAAAGAAAACAGGATTACTACAACAAGGAGAGATAAGTAAGTCTAAACAGCTACAACAGTTTAAAGATGATATGTTAAATAAAGATAATTATATAACAGGTATTACTCCTGCTGTTGATGATTTTTTAAGAAGACAAAAAGTAGACGTAGTTAAAACAACTCCTAATTTTAGAAATACAGATAAAGTTCCAAACTTTATATTACTTAGAGATAGTGTACCAGTTAAAGATGAATTTTTAACTAAATTACAAAACAATAAATATTATATTCAAAAGGATTAGTTATGAACATAGAACTTTGCAAAGCTGAAATAAAAAGACACGAAGGTGAAGTGTTAGAAATATACATGGATAGTTTAGGCTATAAAACTCTTGGTGTTGGACATCTATGCCAACCAGAAGACCCTGAGTATTCTTGGGAAGTTGGTACTGCTGTTTCTCAAGAAGTGGTAGATATGTATTATGATAATGATTTTAATAAACATTTAAAAGAAGCTATACATGTAGTAGGTGAGGAAGATTTTGAAAACTTACCAGAAGCTATACAACGAGTCATAGTTAATATGTGTTTTAATTTAGGTGGTACAAGATTATCTAAATTTAAAAATATGTTAGCAGCTTGTAGAAAACATGATTGGAATGAGATGGCTAGACAAATGGAAGATAGTCGTTGGTTTGGTCAAGTAGGTAGACGTAGTAAAGAACTACAAGATTTAGTATTACAGCAAAATGATTCTGTATACTGAAAAGCAATTAGAAGATGCTTACCATTCTTATAGGGTAACACAAGTCAAACAAGA